CCGCCTGGGCAGCGTCGGTGGCGGCGCGCTCGGTGACCCACCGGAAGGCTGACGACGCCATGTCGCGCAGCTTGCCCAGCACCCAGCCACCCGCGTTCCCGAGCCACTCGATCGGCCCGCCGTAGCCGTCGCCGTTCGGGTGCGTCCCATGGAAGAACGCCGCTGTGTCGCCTGCGGTGTAGACGCGGCCCGGGGTGCGGAAGTCGACCAGCTCGGGACCTTCCTCGCCCACGAGCGTCCAGCCCGGGGGCGTCCAGCCACCACGCGCACGCGCCTGCACCGCACGACCCGCCCCGCCACCGCCGCCCGACCGGGCAGCGGCCAGCAGCGGCATCTCCGGCAGGCGCGAGTCCGACCCGACCGCCTTCGCGATCTTGTCGAAGACCGCCTTGATGCCGTTGTTGTAGACCGTGTCGATGATGAAGTTGACCGGCTTGCGCGCGGCCTCCTGGATGCCCGCCCAGAGCGTCTTGATGAGCTCGACGCCACGGCCAAATGCGGGCGCGACCTTGTCGCGGATGAAGTTGCCCAGCGCCTCGAAGACCGGCTTCACATGGTGCGTCCACACGGCGCTGATGAAGTCGCGGATGTTCGTGAACGCGGGCTTGACGACGTTGTTCCAGAGCCACAAGATCGGCGGCGCGAGGACGTTGCGGATGACCCACACCCAGAGGTCGAAGATGAGGCGGATGGCAGCCCATGCGACGCTCACGGCGAACGAGATGCCGGCGAACGCAGGCGCGAACACGTTGCGCCACAGCCACGTCACGATGGGCGCCAGGACGTTCTGGTAGTACCAGACCAGGGCGCCCAGGGCAGGCTTGATGACCCGCTCCCACGCGAACCGGATCGCCGTCTGGATGCCCGCCCATGCGGCCTGGACGATGTTCCGGAAGGTCTCGGAGCGCTGGTAGGCGATGACGATCGCAGCCACCAGCGCTGCGATGGCCACGACGATCCACACCAGCGGGAAGCCGTAGAACGACGCGTTGAGCAGCCACTGCATCGCGGTCCAGGTCTTCGTGACTGCCTGCGCGATGTTCGTCTGCGCGATCCACGCGGCGATACCGCCGACAGCCTGGACCGCCAGCAGCGCAGAGTGCGCAGCCGTCACCGCCATGAGCCCCGCCATCACGCCCGTGACGGTCAAGATGGCAGGGCGCCAGTCCTCGAGCGTCGCCAGGAAGCTCCTCGCGGTCGGGACCCCGTCCGTGGCGATCCAGTCCATGCCGTCGCCGATGGCGCTGAACAGCCTCTCGGCCGCCGGCGCGACCGCGACCATGACGCGGTTCTTGAACATCAGCCACTTCTCGGCGAAGTCCTGCGTGTCCTGGCCCGCAGACGTGATCGTGTCCTGGCCGTTGACGATCGTGTCGAGCAGCCCGTCGATCTCGAAGCGGCCTTCCTGGATCGCGGCGGCCATGTCAGGTCCGGCGCGCGCGCCGAAGAGTTCCATCGCCGTCGCGGTCGCCTTCGTGCGCGACTCCATGCCGGAGATCTCCTCGACCACGCGGCGGAAGGTTGCGGGCGCGTCCTCGCCAGCCTTCGCCATGCGGCCGAGGCCCTGGCGGAGCGCGCCGATCACCAGCTCGGCGTTGACGCCCTCCTTCTCGAACTTGCCGAACAGCGCGGCCGACTGGGCCAGATCGAAGCCCATGCCGCGCAGCGGTGCGCCGAACTGGACGACCTTGTCGGCAAGGGTGTCCACGCCGATGCCGGTCGCCTGCGAGGCGCGGAACAACTGGTCGAGCGTCTCGGCCTGGTCTTGTGCTGCGACGTCCCAGTCGCCGAAGACGCGCGTCATCGAGGCGATGTTCGTCGCCACGTCGGTGCCGGTGATGCGCGACAGCTCGAGGAACTGCCCGGCCATGCTCTCGAGCGGCTTGCCGGTCAGCCCGAGCCGGGTGTTGAGGTCCGCGACGGCGACGCCGATGTCCTCGAACGACGCGGGGACGTTCTTGCCCACGGTCTTCGCCGAGTCGGTCAGCGCCTTGAGCGCATCGCCGGTAGCGCCCGTGCCGACCCGGATGGTGTCCGCCATCGAGTCGAAGGTCTCGCCGATGCTGTAGAGCGCCTTCGTGGCGAGTGCCGCGCCGCCTGCGACCACGGCGATGCCCGCAAGCATCGCCTTGCCGAACGACTTGCCAGCGGCCGTGCCCGCGGCGGCCGACGCGCCCTCGGTGCCCTTGGCGAGCGCGGGGGCGAAGCGCTGCATCGAGGGGAGGACATCCACCCATACGGCATCGGTCACAGCGGGCACGGGACACCCCCTCGGTTCAGTTGTTGTGCTGAGCGGCGGCCCAGCGCTCCTGCGCGGCCTTCACCTCGTCCACCAGCGACTCGTGCTGACGCTTGGCGGCAGCCGCCCGCGCCTTGTCGGCAGCCGTCACCGGGCGCCGCGACGGCGGGGGTGGCTTCGTCTTGCCGCCGTTGACGTTGATGAGCGCCGCGATCAGCTCGCCGAGGCGGTCCTTGATCGACACCAGCTCGGCATGGTCCGGCGTCCACTCCGACAGTGGTGGAGCGGGCGGCGGTCCTTCGGGCTGGGACGCGATCCACTCGCCGTACTCGGGGTCCTCGGCCTGCGCCTGTAGCAGCAGCGACCGATCTGAGAGCCGGAGCTGCCGCACGAGGCTGAGCAGCTTGCGCCAGGAGTGCCGGCCTCGGAAGAAGTCGATCAGGTCGAGGTGGTAGATCCTGTGCAGGTCGGCCTCGAGCGCCTCCCCGTACCTGTCGATGAGTTCGATCAGGTACGGGAGGGGGCTTCCCCCACGACGCGGTACCCCTGCTCGAGCATCGACTTGATCTGCGTCGGGCGCTTGACCGTGACCTTGCCGCCACCGGGACCGACGAGCGTGACAGGCTCGTAGAGCTCGAAGTGCTCCATGAGGTCTTCGGTCAGCGCGGGCAGCGCCTTGTGGCCGATGCCGCCGAACAGCTCCTCGAGCCGTGACCACTGGTCGCCGGCGAGCGACGACAGGATGAGCACGATGTCGCCCGAGCGGATGCCCTGGGCGATGCGCATGAGCGCCACGCCTGTCGGGTTCTCGAACGTCAGCGTCTCGTCCTCGCTGATCTTCAGCTCGAACGGCTCGATCTTCGCCTCATCGGCGTACTGGTCCCAGGTGCGGAACGTCTTGCTCATGGCTGGGTGGGCCTTTCTCGTGAGGGACTTACTTGGCCTGGCCGGTGTTGGCCTCGACCTGCTTCGGCGTGGGCTTCTTCTCGCTGTAGCCCTGCGCCTTGAGGCGGGTGATCTCCGCGCGCGAGGACGTGACGTACTTGTCGCCGGCGGGGGAGTAGAGGGTGGTCGACTTCTCGGCCATGACGGCCTCCTTCGATGCGGAGTGGATGCGGGTGGGCCGTGGTCCTGACGCGGCGGGCGGCCCACCCAGGTCAAGCCCGCCGCGCCAGGTTCATCACGGGGTCGCGGCGGTGAAGCCCATCCGGCCGAGCGTCGTGGTAGGCGCGGACCAGAGGGTGCGCTGCGACGTGCCGACCTCGGGGTCGTTGAACGCCGTCAGGGTGACCGCGTACTGCAGCTCGTCGTTCTCGTTCCACGACTGCGAGCCGCGGTCGGTGACCTGAGCGCGCGGCAGCCACTTCGCGAAGTACTTCGCGTCGACGCCGTCGCCGTCCTTGAACAGGACGAACACGCGGTAGTAGATCGACGCGGGCCGGTCCGGCTTGTCCCAAGAGACGTTGCCGTTCGCGTCGTAGGTGACGCCCCCGAGGTCCTGGCCCTCGTAGAGCTCGAACGCCTGGCGGCCCGACTCCTGCATGGTGAACTGGAGGCCGGACACGTCGCCGGTGACGTCGCGGCGCGTCGGCTCAGCCGAGCCGTGCGACTCGACGTCGGACGTGGAGACGTCGCGGGTCCACTCGACACCCTGGTCCTTGGTCAGGAAGCCGACGTCGGTGTAGCCGGTCGGGATCGCGAGCAGGCCGGTGGCGTCGGTGAGAGCGGTGATCTCGGCATCGCCCTCGACGTAGCGCTTGCAGAACACGCTGCCCTGGAGGCCTTTCCGGATCAAATCCTGGTACCGCGTCTGCAGGTCATCGAACGTAGGCATGGGGGATTCCTTTCAGAGTGACGGTCGTCCCCGCGGCACGTGCGGCCTACATGGGGGATTGGAGCGGTCGCACAGACACGAGCCGTGCGTTCTTCTCGTGGTTGCACCGCAGGTGCGTCATAGCGACGTTGTCCAGCGTGTGCGTACCGCCGCGCGCCAGTGGGATCACGTGGTCGAGCGACGGGGACTGAGGGGCAGGCCATCGGATGTCGAAGTCGATCGCGGCGTCGCAGAGGTAACAGGTATCGCCGTAGGCGTCCCGTACGTCCTGCTCGGTGAAGTCCTCGATGCTGGTCCCGCGGATGAGAGCGCGACGCCTTGCGCTATGGCGTCGCGCCTGTTCCAGGTACCTCTCGGGATTGCGGCGCTTCCATGCCGCCATCAAGCAGGTATCGGCGCAGAACCTCGCGCTGCGCTGGCGCCCCTCGACCGGGCACCCGCACTCCTCGCATGACCGCGGCGCTTCCCAGATCAGCCATGGAGCTTCCATGTCGCCGACGTCGCGCCCTCTACGCCAGTCGCGCTTGCAGAGGCCGTAACCTTCGTCTCCGACACGATCACATCCCGGCCACCGACACGGTCCGTGCGCCGCTTCTCGTCGCCGAGGGTCTGTCCATTTCCGCCAAGGCTGCTCATAGTCACCTTGCGACTCGGCGCGCTTTGCATCGCGAGCACAGAACCCTCGGGAGATCGACGCCCGATCACATCCGGGCCAGCGGCATTGCGGGGTGGCGTGCTTGCCGTCGCGCCGCTCGCGTGCATAGTGCTTCGCGCAAAGGCCTCGGGCGAGGATCTTCGTCCGCTCACAATCAGGCGCGACACAGGTAGGCTGGTGCACGTTCGACTCTCATCCAGTCGGGCCATGACCCCGGGGCGGCTGCCACCGTCGCCGGGGTCCTCTAGTTCTCAGGTCTTGCGCTGTGCGACCCGGTAGGACGCGACCGCACGGTGGATCTTCGGGTTTCCCCAGTCGACCGCGGTCGGTGCCGTGGCGGTGCGTACCCAGTCGACGAGGCGGCCGTCTACGACGCGTCCGGCGAGCGCGTGCATCGCCTCGCGGACATCCTCTGCGAGGTCCCACATCGCGCCGGCGTTGGCCGCGAAGGCGTCCACGTCGATCAGCGGCTCGTCCGTCACGCCATCATCGCTGCCGGGGCCGCGCATCACGCGCACGGCGGGCATCTGCGCCTCCAGGTCACTCGGCGCGCTCGTCATCACGCGCACACCAGGCAGGGACGCGCGCAGGTGCCTCACGACGACGAGCTCGAGATCGGCCCAGCGCATCAGGAGCCCTCCGCCGCACGGCCCAGGATGCGGCGTCGCTCAGTCCGCGACGTGCCCCACTCCTGGTCCGCGCCATCAGGGATCGACACGCGGGCGAACGGGCGACCCTTGGGGCGCGTGCCCTCGGACACTTCGGACGGCTGCGTCTCGGTCTTCTCGGCCTTCGCCAGGACGTCAGCACGGGCGCGAACCTTCTCGGCGCGCGCCTTGAGGCCGTCGCGGACCGGCTTGGACTGCATGGCCCGGACGATGAGGTCGGACGAGATTTCGATGCGAGCCATCAGCCACCCACCCGCCTCAGCGCGACCGCCATATGGTCGTTGCCCATGCGAGAGCCGGTCTCTCGGCCAACCTCGCCGTCGACCTCGTACAGGCCGTCACGGTCGGGGAACTTGATCGCGTCCGTGGGGCGGACGTCGGCGTTCGGGTCCTCGCAGAACAACATGCGGCCCGAGATGACCTGCTGGCGTGCCTCGACGTCCTCACCGCCCATCGATGAGCGCTCGTTCCACGAGCAGCGCTCCAACGGCACCTCGACGTCGTCGTACACGTCGTTGCCACGGTCGTCCTCGCCGACCTTCTGGCGGCGGATCAGCGTGACGGTGCGGGTGAGGTACCAGGACTCCATCAGAACCTCGGCGGCAGCTTGTAGCGGTCGACCCCCGAGGCGGACGCCTCGATCTCCAGGCGGTTGATGTTGTACGCCTCAGAGGACGTCCGCGCACCCACAGTCTCCGATCGCTGCGTCACCGTGGCATCGACCCGCGCGCGCTGGCAGCGGGCTGCGATCACCGGCAGTAGGCCGGCCGGCACCGTCGGATAGCCGTGCGTCAAGGTCACCTCAACCACGCCGTAGGGCCAGCCGCGACGACGGTAGAGCATCGGTGCTGCGCCAAGCTCGTAGTCCACGACAGCCACGCCGCCGATCGTCACCGACGTCACCTCGACGACGCGTAGCGACGGGAGACGCAGGTATGCCCCACCCTCGGCGTCGATCCTGACCGTCTCGGTGACCACCGGGGCGATGTGCCATTCGGCCTCGTCGCGCACTGACTCCTCGGCCGCGCGGATGATGCGCTCAGGGAAGGGCGCTCCCGGGAAGTCGTTGAGGTCTCCCGGCTGGGTCAGCGGCTCTTCGACCATGACGCCTCCTCAGACCTCGAACGACACGGTGCACTGACAGCCGGCGATGTCGTCGGCGTCGCCTTGCGGGTCGCCGGGCCATTTGAGCCCGTTGCTGAAGGTGTCCTCAATAGGGACCGTCTCGCCGTCCATGGCGCCGTGCCGCGACTGAGGCGACCCGGAGTAGTGCCACGTCTTGGTGCGCCCGCCCGCCTTAGCGGCAGCGTCCAGCGCGCCGAAGTTCGCCGCCGTGGTCACCATCGACGCCGCGTACATCGCCACGCCGGCCGACAGCAGCACGTCGTACACGTGCTGGCGCGCCTCGTCGTCCTGGGCCGCCTCGAGTGCGCGCCGCGTCGAGTCGTTGATGCCGCGTGCCGCGAAGTCGGCGTTCAGCGTCAGCCACTCGTCCATCACATCCGGGTCGAAGTCGGCCCGCAGGGCGGCGGCGACCCGGCCTCCCACGTCCGCAGCGGCGCTGCGGTTGCGGGTGTAGATCGTGGTGGCGAGCCGGGCGTCCCACTCGTCCCCAAGGGGACGCCCGGCCACCAGTACCTCGGCCTCCTGGTCCGTCAGCACGTCGCGCAGCGCCGCACGGTTGTGCGACTCGTGACGCGCCCGGATCAGGGGGAACGCGGCGTTGACCTTCACTTGCGTGAAGAGCTCCGCTTGGGCGCGTCGTCACCGCTGGCGTCCGACGAGCCGCGCACGCCGAGGTCGTCGGCCTTCACGGGCTCGTGCGGACGCCCGTCCGCGAGGTCTTCCTGCTGCTCGACGGTGCGCTCGGGGTACGCCTCGGGGTTGCCCGCGACGATCTCGTGCGACGAGACGTCTGCCTTGCGCTGGCCGCGCGACTCGAGCACTCGCTCGTAGTAGCGCACCAGCTCGGTGTCGCCGGCGTCCTGAGCCGCCTTGAGCGCCTCCTGGACTTCCGACGTGTTCAGACCGCTGTCGTTGCTCATGATCTGTCTCCTGTCTCACTCAGACGATCAGCCGAAGGTGGGAGCGACGAGGCCCGCGCCGCTGATGCGCGCAACCGACGCCGGGTAGCGGCCCGCCGAGAAGGCGAGGTAGCCGTAGACCTGCAGGCGGACGGTCAGCGTGCCGGACAGCGTCTCCTGCAGCACTCGCGTGCGGATGCCCGACTCGTACAGCACGACGTCGTCCGTGCGGAGCAGGTAGATGACGTCCGTGTTCGTGGCCGCGCCAGCGGTCACGTTCGTCGGGATCGACGGGTCGGTGACGACTGCGAGGCCCTGGATCGTGCCCACGACCTGCTGCACGCCGGGGCCGTTGAAGGTGCCGAGCGCGTTGTTCGGACCCTGCGCGGCCGGGACGACCAGCGGGCGGCCGGCCGTGTCGGTCGACGCGACGAGCGCGGCCCACCGCCGCGGGTGCATGACGATGACGTTCGGCGCCGCGAACCGGGCGGCGTAGATCCGCTGGGTCGCGTCCGCGATCGCCCCGTACAGGGCGGCCGTGGTGGTGCCGGTGACCGTCACCGCCGTGACGCCCGCCTGTGTGCCCAGGCCCGTCACCTGGCCGGCCGTGCCGGTACCGGTGAGGATCTGCAGGTTCGTCTTGAGCGCGTAGTCCGCGAGCAGGTCGCGGAACACGATCTCGTCGAAGTTGACCGGCGACTGGTCCAGGAGCTGGATCGCGACGTCCTGCTGACCGGCGATGGTGCGCACCGGGATGCTCAGCGAGGAGTCGGTCAGGTCGACCTCCTGCACCGGGTCATTGTCCGCCGGCTGCACCGCAGCCGCCGTACCGGTCAGCACCCGGGGGATGTTGATCGAGTCGGTGCCGGGGGGCAGGGGCTGGGTGTTGAACAGGTTCGCAGTCGGGCGGCCCGCACGGGCGAGCTCGATCCACTGGCCCATGAGCCACGCCGGCGGCACGAAGGCGCCACCGGAGCCGTCGGCCCGGTTGAGGTCGCGGTACTCCTTGTACTCGGGCTCGGTGCGGACCTCCTCGGCGTGACGCGCCAGGCGCTCGCGCGCCTCGTGGTCGCCCTGGGTCTGCGCCATGGCGAGGTCCTTGAGGTAGGACACCTTCGAGCCACGCTCGTAGGTCCGGGCCTCGGTGACCCGAAGCGAGGCGTCCACGGCCTTCGCGCGGCGAGCGGCGGACGCGGCACGCTTGGACCGCTCCTCCTCGTCACCGAGCTCGGCGATGCGGTCGTCGCGCTGGCGGATCTCCTCGTCCAGCACCTTGATCTGGTCGGTCAGCTTGCGGAACTCCTCGTCCTCCTCGGAGTTGAGGTCGTCGCGCAGCTCGGTCTTGGCGACCTCGACGATGGCCTTGCGGGCCTCGACCAGGTCGTCGCGCTTCTTGTTGGCCTCCGCCTGCTTGGCGATGAGGCGCTTGAGCATCTCGTCCATGACGGGATGCCTCCTCTCTTTCGTTCTGGGTTGAGTGGTGCGCCCCGATCAGGTGCAGCGGCGCACGACGACGGGTGCAGCGGCGTCCCGAGGGAGGTGCTGCGGCGCGTCGGCGTGGGTGCTGCGGCGTGGCCGGGAGTGTCCTCGGCGGGTGCCGAGAAGTCGTGGGGTCAGCGCACGCCGTCGATCAGCCGCAGGGCGGCCTCGACGGACAGGGTGTGGTGCTGCTGCTTGGGGGACACGGCGGTGATGAGCCGGTCCAGGTTGTCGCGGGCCTCTGTGAGCGCTTCGAGCGCGTTGTCGATGCCGCGCACCTCGACCAGCTCGGCCGACGACAGCACGCTGATCGCGTCGCGCGCGTCGGCGATGCGGATGCGCGTCTTGTCGTTCGCGCCGTTGTTGACCACCGAGACGTCGCCCTTGTCGATGTTGACCTCGAGCAGTCGGCGCTCGGTGTAGTCGTCGTCCCACTCGTCACGCATGGTGCGGAACGCGAAGGACATCTCGTCGAGATCGCCGCGCTCCATCTTGATCTCGAGCGCCTGGCCCATCGGGTCACGCCGGTCGATCCGCGCCTCGGACAGCAGGCCCTTGTTGTCCGTCGAGAGAGTGAGCGTGCCCGACTTCGTGCGCGCGAGCGTGACGCCCTCGTGGTTGATGAGGAAGTGCACGTCCGGCTTGCTGCGCAGCGTCACGTCGAACGCGGCCTTGTCGACCGTCTCGGTGAAGCCGCCGCGCTCCGGGCCGCCGGCGACCGGGTACGGCGAGTCGAACAGGGACGCATACCCGCGCACCACGAACTCGTCGCCGGCCTTGCGGACCTCGTAGTCGTCGATCCCGCGCCACTCAGGGACGCCGAGAAGGCGCTGTGCCTGTGATTCCTTCATCGTCGCTCCTCGATCGGGTCGGCGGGCGGGAAGCCCTGCTCCGCGGCTTCTTCGGGCGTAATCTCGCCGTTGACCAGGCGGCGGCGGATCTCGCGCAGCCGTCGGTCTTCGTCGTCGTGTGCGGTCACTCGTCGTCACCGCCCTCTGTCGGGTCCATGCCGAGCGGGCCGAAGTTCATCGGCTGCCGGAACTTCTGGCCGGTGCCGTCAGGGATCGGCGGGCGGTCCTCAAGCGCGCGGACTTCGTCGGGGTTGAGCCACCCGCCGTCGATGCCCATGCGGTAGGACTCGTAACGGGACTTCGTATCCCCGCGCAGCAGGCCGTCGACGTTGAACCGGACGAACTGCTGGCCGGGGAGCTGACGCGACAGCGCCGACTCGATCCGCGTCAGCCAGGGCCGCAGCGTGTACGTCACGAACCCGATCGACTGCTGCTCGATGCCCGTGCCCCACGAGGTCGACTTCTCGACATCGCCGATCATGTGCGGCGGGATGCCGAACAGGCGGGCGATCTCTGAGACCTGCATCCGCCGCGTCTCGAGGAACTGCGACTCCTCGGGCGTGATGGTGATCGGCTTCCACTTGAAGCCGCCGGACAGCACCGCCGGCCGACGCCTGCCGCCGTGCGACGAGATCCACGACTTCTGCGTGAGGAGCACCTGATCGTCGCTCAGCGGCTGGTCCGTCTCCAGCACGCTCGACGGGGCAGCACCGTCCCGGAACCATGTGGCTCCGAACTGCTCCGCCGCAAGCCCGAGCCCGAGCGTCTGACGTGCCATCGCCACGGGGGACAGGCCGACGTCCGAACCGGGGAGCGTGAAAGCGGGGATGTGGAACAGGTCGCGCAACGGCACAACCTCGCCGTTTACCCGCGCACGCTTGCGAAAGGTGGTCGGATCGCGCTCAATCAGCACCGTATCGGGGTGAATCGGCATGATCGACGTCGGATACTCCAGGGGATCGCGGTCAACCACGAGCCCGTAGAAGTTGCCTCGCATCGCGAGCGAAACCACCATCTGGTGTTTCCACTCGAACGACGTCATCTCCACATACGGGTCACGCAGCAGCGACGGCGTCGGGGAGACCTCCTCGCGGCGCTCACCACGCTTGCGGTACGCGTCCCACGGCAGTGACGCGATCGAGTCCGCCAGCAGCCGCACGCACGCGTAGAACGCGGTCAACTGCAGGGCCGAGCGGTCGTTCACCGGGGTGCCCGCGTTGACCGTGCCAGCCTCCGCGTTCGACGGAATCGCAGACGACGCCGAGAACGGGCCCCAGGACGTCACCGCACGCTGCTCCAGCGCGCGGCGGATCAGGCTCACCCGGACACCTGCCGCGGCCGATCAAGCAAGAACCCGGTCAGCACGAGCAGCACGCCCAGGACCGCCATGCCCGCGCGCAGGTCCCACCAGAACGCGGCGCCGAGCACGAGAGCGAAGCCGACGAGTTCGACCGCGGTGGAGAACGCACGCTTCATGACCTCACTCCTCCCATGCCGCAATCTCGTCGTCGTCCGGCCATGCGTGGATCTGAGGCACCTTCTCGGCCTCCTGGTTGGTGACCATCCAGGCCGCGAGGCTTGCGCCCTCTAGTGGCGAGATGTCAGCGGTCGACGTCTGCGGTCGCCACGCCCAGCGCTTACCGACTGTGTGCCGGATCGCATCAGCCACGGCATCGTCGAGCTCGGGGTACCCGGCATGACGCAGCCGATGCTCACGGACGAGCGTGTAGAGCTCGGCGCACGCATCCAGCGCCTCGCCGGCCTTGAGCGAGCGCACGCGCACGCCCGCGCGCTCAAGATGGGGCACCAGCACCGACGACGGCCCGCCGCCATCCACGACGACGTCCACGCCGTACCGGTCCTGCAGCTCCTTGGCCCGGTCGACGACCCATCCGGTGCCTGGACCGTGCTGCAGCGGCTTGACGTGCACAAGATCGCCGTCTGCGGCTGCCGCAACGATCGACGAGTTGCTCACGTCCCGCGTCGTGGACACGCTCAGCGCTCCGACCTCGATGCCCACCGGCATGTCGCCCTTACACGCGGCCCAGTGGCCGCGCCCGAAGACGTCCATGCGTTTCGTCGGGTCGTCCCAGATACCGAGGCCCTCGCGCATGAACGACTCGGTGCCGAGCTTCTTGCGCATGCGCAGGATCGACTCAGCGGGCGTGTCGTCTGGGTAGGAGGGGTTCGCCTTCGCGACCTGCTCCCAGTCCGCGTCGGTCAGCGGGTCGGGCAACGGCGTCGGCTCGTAGTCCTCGTCCGCACCGAACTCGACCCAGCCCGTGTCGGGGTCGTCGCCGCTGAGCACCTCGGTGCGCATACGGGTGAAGACCTCGCCCTTGTCCACCGCGCCACTCTTCGGCGGCTTCGGCGGCGTGCCCATAAACAGCAGCAGAGCGCCAGCGGGTTGCCGCGACTGGTTCGTCGCCGGGACCATGGCGTCGAGGGCGTTCTCGGTGAGGATCTGCGCCTCGTCGAAGATCAGCACGTCGACCTCGTCGAAGCCGCGGCCGAACTCGCTCTCGCGCGCGCCGAACAGGATTCGCGAGCGATTGCGGAAGAGGATCGCTTCCTCGCCCGAGCCGCGGACGACGTTCTCGATGTGCGGCGCGACCTTCTTGCGCTTCGCGAGCGCCTGCATCTTCTTGAACGTCTCTTCGGCCGTCCGGGTCCGATGCGCCGTCCAGATGACCGTCAGTCCAGGGAACAGCAGGCACAGCGCGAACACGATCGCGCCGACGAGGAACGTCTTGCCCACCTGCCGCGGGATCGACAGCCCCGTGCCGCCGATTGTCGCTGCGTACTTCCCGTTCTCGCGCTTCGCGAGGATGATGCGCCCGACGTCGGGTTGCCAGTACCGGAACGTGATGCCCAGGTCGCGGCACTTCGCCTGCACGGCCGGCCATCCGGTCGAGACGACGCCGGCGGGAAGTCGAACGTGCCGCGCAACCTCAGATAGCCTCGGCGCTGAACTCTTCGTCGGCGACTTCTGCATCCTCAGCCGCCTCCTGCTCAGCCTCGGCGGTGAGCGCCTTGATCTCCTTCGAGATGAGCGAGAGCTGTCGGTGCAGCGCGGCCTTGGCGGGACCCTTCTCCTCCGGGAGCGCCGCAGCGATCTCGCGGCGCTGCGCAAGCAGGATCTCGAGGTAGTCGCCGCTCTCGATCGCCTCGGTGAGGGTCTTGGGCTTGGCCGGCGGCTCAGGCTTCTCGTCAGGAGCGACCGCGCGGAGAGCTGTCTTTGGCATCGCGGATCACCTCCTCGGCCCGGGCGGGGCAGAAAAAATCCC